AGACGGGCATAGATGTCGATGAGTTTCCGCCCATCGGCTTGGCTACTGCCGGAACTGGCCGGGTCGATGACGCCGTGCATCCAGGCTCCGCGTGCGCGAACGCCTTCGGCATGACTGGCCGGTTCGCCATGTCCTCGGTAATGCTCGTCGTATAGCACAATGCGCCCGGAGCCGGGGTCTTTGGCTCCCCAAATGACTGCCGTTCTATTCCAGCCCACATCCATCGCGTAGACACGCGGCCAACTGGCGGGAATCTCGGTGGTCGGCACCAGAATCTCGCGTTCGGCAATGGGATAAATAGCGCCAGACCCGAGGGACGGTTCGCCTTCGGTCCGAGCGGCAATCTGGTAGGGCGGGGTTGTGGCCATCAGGGCACGTCGTTCTTCTTCGTCCAGATGGGGGACATCTTTCCATCCGGCCTGAATGAACGTCTTAAAGTCTGCCGCCACATCTGTCTCGGGTTCGAGGAATCCCTTGACGACTTCGGACATGCCCTGCAACGGGGTAAAGGTCACCATGACAATGCCTTTGGTGGTCACCGTGCGGTAGAGCATTTCGGTGTAGCAGTCTGCCGGGGGTTCTTCGTCGCACCAGATGATGTGTTTGCTGGTGCCTTCAAACGACTGTCGGCCCTGTTCGTACGTCTTGAGGCCCAGCAGGCTGGTGCCACCGGACACATGCTTAATGACTGCGCCTTCTAATGCGCCGGGGAGTCCGCGTGAACTGATGGTCGAGGCAATGAGGTGGGCGGGAATCATGCCGGTGCCGGGCATTTGCACACTGCCCAGTAGCTTGGCCTGCACAATGTCTCTGGTGGTCTGGCTGTTGGTCCCCACCGCCCAGCATTCCACGGGGGTATTGAACCGCCGTCCTTCCCACCAGGCGGGGTACAGGCCGGTGAGGTGACAGGTGAGTTCGTACGCCCCCGCCTCAGATTTGCCAACCCGATTCGCGGCCATAAAGAGCCGTTCTTTGTAGCGTTTGCCTGCCGAAAAGAAGTCAAGGTGCTTCAGATAGCCGGTACGGGCAAACGGCCCTGTCTCAGCAAAGAACGTGGTAAATCGTGCGGTTGAGCGCCGGACGGCCTCGGCAATCAGTCGGTCGTATTGCAGCCGTTCATCAACGGTGAGTGGCACGCGTTACCGTTTGCGCTTGGCTGTGGCCGGATTGGGCAGTTCAATGTCTGTGATGCGTGCCGACCGTGCGCGGGGTGGAGCTTCGTCGCCCATGCCCAGCATATTACCGAGACTCATGACCTTGGCTTTTGCGCTTTCATACAGGTCTTTGGGTGTACTCGGCATCCCCTTCGGGGTCTTGCTTTTCGCGGCGGGCGTGGTCTGCGGCATCCGTTACTGCTCCAGCTTTTTTAAGAGGGCCGTGAGGTGTGTGGCCAGTTCCGCATCGGTCAGCACGGACGTGGGGGTGGTGGTGACATCCAGGTCCAGACTCTGCTTGGCCTGTCCAAACATGCGGTCCATGATGTCCTTCAGAATCGGCGCACTGGGCGCAATGGCTGAGAGTCGATACGCCTCTTCGCCTGCCTCCAGCTTGGCTGACATGACCGCCGGGTCTGTGACCGGCTCCCACTTGCCCTTACTGTCTCTGGCCTGCATGTGGGTAATGCCTTCTGCCGCCGTTAACTGCGCCTCGACCAGTCGGTCAAACCGCCGAGACACCGCCTCTTTCCACGCCAGCAGCAACGCCGCTTTCTCACGCACGGACGCCGGAGGGTTAATCCGTCCACTCGCGACCGTATCGCCCTTCTTCCGCCCACCCTTGTTCCCAAAGGTGCCGCCCCGTTTGTTCTTCTTGCCCACCCCCGTCACGGCCATCAACTCCGCCGTCGTGGTCGGCACCGCAGGCAGCCCCGCCGGTACACCCAATTCGTCGTCCATGTGGCCCAGTCTACTCCAGTTTCTGTACAGACGGCCTTTGGCTTCAGCGGGGACATCCTTTGTTCTTTAAGTCCCCGGCTTCGTTTCCTTTTCAGCCGCGATGTCGCTGTCAAAGAGTATAGGAGCGCGGTGTTTTTGTCCACAGCAATCGACGAGAGGCGGTGACGGAGCAAAGATGCGACAGGTGGTGTATCCATGTTTTGTGTGGATTTCGCGGGGTATGAGGCGATGTAGGGGGGGAATCCCCAACCGAAAAGCGATTCGCCTTTGAAATTCGGCCTGGCGATTCGGGCACCTGCCCTAGCGCCAGGCTTAGGGCGTACGCCCAAGGCCAGTGTCACGATCTTGACGGTAGGCGTCAAAGAATTGACGGTGTACCTGAAAGGGGACAGTGTCAATAGATTGACGGTGCGTCAAAAGATTGACGGTGGGTGTCAAGATATTGACGGTGGTGGTTAAGCGAAGAGAAGGCGTAAGGCGAAGAGAAGGCGTACGTACGTACGTACGAAGGTACAGCGAAAGAGAGAAGGATAGGCGAAGGTGTCGCTAGGATGACTTATAAGGCGTGAGGGTGGAGGGGGATAGTAGGGTATGGGAAGGCCGGAGATCGTCGCCCTGCGGGGCGTACAGAACCCTACTAACTAATCAGACAGAACGCTAGGTGAGACGCCCTATTTTCAGATACCCTCATTATTCCGTTGACAAGGCGATGCGGCAAGCGTAGTATACGTCTACGTTGAACGCGGGCATACCGCCCGCCACCATTGAGAGGCTCAAGATGAAAAAGGCACCGACAGGATCAATCGCAACAGGGCGATCCTCCGCCACTTTCTCCGCTTTTGGGCGTGATGTTCTGAGATGCACGGCCCTGGTTGATGCGGCCTATTCTGAGTATAGGGCGGTGGTAGACGGTCCGCATACCCCCTGGGATCGCATAGATGCCTGGGACACGGCGATAGAAAAACGGGATGCGGCGTACGCGCGTTTCGCCAACGTGCAGAGCGAATAGGTCGAAACGGGGGACCGTCCCCCGTCGCCTGGTCATGCCAGGCCTGATGAGATCGCGTCAATCCTGACGTCACCCACTGTGGAGTAAAGACATGCAAAAGTTACAGGCATACCGCCACACGGATCCCGTTCCATCATCGGCCGTGGTATGGCGCGGCCGTTCCGCGTTCGATCATTCGCCGATTGTGGCGATCGTCACAGGCCTACAAACCAAGAGTCGGAATGTGAAGACCGGCGCGAACTTAGCTCAGCTCTGGATCCTGGCGGAGGATATCTCACCACTGGATGCGATACGTACGGGTAGAGATCGCAGTATTTGCGGGATTTGTCGCCATCGCGGCGATGGCACCGGCAAAGGGCGGAGCTGCTACGTGAGCGTGAAAAATGCCCCCCGCGCGGTATGGACGGCCTACTCGAAAGGCGCGTACTTGTCCATGCGCCCGGCGGATGTGGCCACGCATTTAGTATCGCGCGGTATGGGAATCAGGATAGGCGCCTACGGTGATGGTGCGGCGCTCCCGATTGAAGTACTAGAGGCACTCACGCACGGGATCTATCACACCGGATACACGCACGCGTGGCGCACGCGTGGCGATCTTGCCCCTTTGCTCATGGCAAGCGCCGATAGTGCACAAGATCAAGTAGACGCATCGACCGCTGGATGGAGGACGTTCCGCGTGCGTACGGCAACCGAAGCACTGGCACCAAAAGAGATCGCCTGTCCGGCATCCGAAGAGGCTGGCAAGCGCACGAGTTGCGATAGTTGCGGCCTGTGCAACGGCGCACGGACGGATGATCGGCGCGCCAATATCGCGATAATCGTTCACGGCATCGGTACCAGTTCGTTCCTGAAGATGGCAGTAGCATGATCGGCGCAAATATCCGCGAATGGGTTCGCGATAGTCCGGCGCACGGCGCGCCTATCGTGCCTAGCTTGCGGGGCGTCTGGACGATCGGAGAAGACGGGCTGTGGTATGTCTGTCGGACGTGCCTTGGACGGCTGACGGGACGGGGCGTGAGTCTCCCACGCGTGGAACATGTATGGGTGGGTGCGGCGGAGCCAATTGGCGTTTGCGCCGGGTGCGAGTAGCACCCTTGCACCGATACCACGGGCGTGGTATAAGTATCTGGTAACACCGCATCGGACGGCACTCCGACACCGCGAAAGTGAGAATCCAATGGCATACGTAGATCCGAATTTCCCCACAAAAAAAGCTTTCTTGGCCGCGATCAAATCCGGCGAACGGTTAGAGGTTTACTCACCTGGACCGTTCCCGGTGAACCCAAACGGTCGGACTACGGTAGAGGGACCGCACTACCCGAAGGCGCATACCTGGTATGCCGCCGTGACGGTTACCAACGGTATCGTCGTATCCGCAAAGTAAGGGCAAAGGGCCGGGACTTCCACCGGCCCACTCCCCCGCGCCTGGCGGAACCAGGCCACCGTTTACACGCGAACGAGGATAGACATGACACGACAGACACTTGACGGCGGCGGATGGCTCGATCTGGATACCGCGCAGAAATTCGCTGGGAAAGCAATGTTCGACGGCAGAAACTATCTCAGTTGCAGCACAGGCTCTCAGTGGGAACACGAGTGCCTGTACCGCACAAAACGCAGCACGTACGTCTTACGCCACTGGTCCGACTGGCAAGGTTCGCACGATACCTGGACCCGCCTCAGCGCCGATGAGGCCGTGGCCTGGCTCCTGCTGAACGACCACGAACCAGACTGCCCCGCAGAACTCGCGATCGTCGCCGCGCTGGAAGTGTAAACACCACGCCTGAGCCGGGGCAGGGTGCCCCCGGCGACACCGTTACTCGAAAGAGGGGCAGACATGACATTTTCTGAGCATCGGCTGGAACAAGCGATTGAAGCCGCGCACGAATATCGCAGGATCGCGGCATCGGGGGATGTAGTCCGCGCCGAGCAGGTATCGCGGACGATTGACGATCTTGCGGGCTACTGGGAAGAGAGCGAGGGACACAGATTCTTGACGTGGCCGTGCGTCGTGGCGCGGGTTGCGCGCGGGGACGCGCGATGACACAACAGATCGCACTGACCAAGGCACTCGTACTCGCCCTGACCGCCCCAGATGCCGCCCGAGAACGCGCCGCCGACGCCCTGGTGCAGCAGCTTGCCTACGCCATGCCCCTAGGGGACATAGCCGAGGCACAGCGGCAGGCGCTGATCCTGCTGGAGGTGACGACATGATCGGGTTTTTTCGTGTAGGACGACACGTCGATTACTGCGATATATGTCGGATGATGCGGACTATCGAACGACGACCGGAATTGGATTACACCGACGACATTGGGCCACTGGAAATTGTGGCGTGCGACGAATGCGCCGACGTGGATCAGCAATTACGCGACGGTACGATGGAACCGCCCGATGCCGCAGATCGAGGTGAACGATGAACATGCAAGTCATTCACCTCACACTAGACAGAGACGGGCACCTCAGGCTGTGGATGCCGAGACTGACAGAGTGGATCTATGTGGACTGGTCATGGGTAATGGCGTCACTTTCTACCGCTCGATCATGGTCAATTCACGTTGTTGGCCACAGAACAAAACCCCAAGCTCTGGTGATTATGGACGGGGTGCCAGCATGATCGTCAGAGTGGCAGACGGCGCAGACTGGAACGTCGTCCGCGTGTGCAGCCAACATGCCTGGGCATCGCTCGACCTGCCTGAAGGCGAGCTATGCGAGCCTGAACGCTGCCCGGCCTGCGAGGCGGCAGACGACACGCGGTCACACGCCAGATACCACGCCCTGCGCCGTGCTGGGCTGCTGGAGGTGTCGCGATGAAAATCACGCACATACTGCTGCTAGGCAGCCTCTGTGGCCTCCTGATCGGTCTGCTATTGGTGCTGGAGGGTATCGTATGACCGCCTGGCTCACGCCCGGAGTAGTCGCGGGATTGTGCCTGTTGGCCCTGCCCGTGGTGCTGGCCGTTGTCTGGGTCGTCCGGCTGACCTGGGACAGGCCACGGTCGGACGATTGGATCGACGACGGGAACCGCCGACCGACACGATGGGGCAAATGACCTACGACGACTGGAAGACGACAGATTTTTCTGATCCGTGCTAGAGTACGCCCCAGACAAAAAAAGAGACGCCAGTCCGATCAGAACTGGCGTCTCGGATACTGCGAAGGGGACTCGCAATACCGTGTTAGGCGTTTATCCTAGCACGGTCCCCACCTTCCCGGCTATCCCGACAACCTCTGATACACGCGAGCTGGCCACGCAATGTGTGGTCGAGCCTCTGCCGAGTGCGCCGACGCAGACCAAAGGGGGCAACCCCGCGCACAACTCTCGGATGCTGATAGGCGAGCGGGCAACGTCTACACCTGACGACCCGCGCAATGTGACTCACGGATGATCTCCGGGCTAGTCCATCAGCGTCAAGCACGGCGGGTGACCGCACACGTCGTGTAGATGCGCCTAAAAGATAAAGCGGTGGGGGCAATCATGCCTGAATCCCACGGCTGGTCACGGGGGCGCAGCGAGAGGTCTGGGACCGTCCCAGTCGCCATGGTTCCCTCACCAGAGGGGGAGTCACGGAATAGAGGTGGTTCGTACAGGAGTACGTGTAAACAGATGGATATCACGTTAACGTGGAGTGAAGTTGCGCTGGCAGCGAGTGTCGGGATGCGTCGTCATATGGAAGCGTTGCGAGTCAATCGCGCCGATTCACATGGCCGTGGCGTCGACAACGGATGGACGGACCATATTGAGGGAGCCTGCGGAGAAGCTGCTGCCGCGAAGGCACTTGATATCTATTGGAACGGCAGTGTAAACACCTTCAAAACCGGAGGGGATGTCGGTCCCTACCAGGTTCGCACTCGCAGTGATCACACATTCGATCTCATCGTGCGCGAGGATGACGCTGATGACCGCGTATTTATTTTAGTACGCGGTCGAGTCCCGAACTTTGACGTGGTCGGATGGATTCGTGCGTCCGACGCCAAGTGCGCCAAGTGGGTACAGACCTACGGCGGTCGTCCTCCAGCGTATTTCGTGCCAGCGTCAGCCCTTCACGCACTCGCTGAATTGCGAGTCCGCAGGGCATGATACACTTGTCGCATATGGGCAAGCAGATCGGCAGACTCAAACAGCACGCATGGCCCCCCAGTTGGATAAAGTTTTTCCGGCGTCGGATATTACGTGAACCGTGCCATGTGTTCGCCTCGCACTGGTGTTCTGAGGATGGCCTTGCCTTCAGCGCACGCACTGTCGAGGCGTGGGAGCAGGGACGCCGGACGCCCAACCTGTTCGTGCGGCAGGCGATGACCCGGTCGGTGATCCGGCTGCGATTGAAGGGCCACACGATCACGCTGCCAGACCAGTAACACATACCGCTTGACATCGGGCTACGACGGGCGTAGCATACTTACCTCGCCCAACCACGGGCGACACCTACGAGGAGTAGTGAAATGACACGCAATTACACACAAACGATGCGGTGGGCGACGTGATGCTCAGGGTGCGGCTGCCCGGTGCGTTGTACCGGCTGGCGCTCGACACCTGCGGCGGCAACAACACACGTTTAAACACCGCCATCATCAAGCTGCTAGAGCATGACGATTGGCTGGAGCAGATCGTGGATGAGATCGCGCAGCAGTCTGAGCAGGACGGCGGTGACGAATGATGGTCCCTGTCGAGCTACGTGACGCCTACTGCTGGGTCGATGCCGCTGGCGAGATCGACGAACTGACGGAACTCTCGACCGCTGAGGCTGCGCGGTATGCCAGCGAGGCGTTCGACAACTTTGAACAGGCGTCCGCAGACGGCCCGCACGGCGAGTGGGCCGGGGCGGAGGTGACCGTCGAGGGGCTATTGGCCCTGCGGCAGTTCCTGATCCTGCGCCGAGCAGCGGACGACGACGACGCCCTGCGGGATCGCCTTGAATACGAACTCGACCACCCCATATTGGAGGACCGATGAACGCATCACCCGAACTCGGAGAACTCGCCACGGCACTGGCGAAGGCACAGGCCGATATCGCCGGGGCACACCGCAACAGCGATAACCCCTTCTTTAAGAGCAAATACTCTGACCTGGCGTCGTGCTGGTCGGCAGTCCGCGAACCGCTCACCCGCAACGGCCTGTCCATCGTGCAGCATCCCAGCGCCACGGGCGCGACGGTGTCGCTGGAGACGGTCCTGCTGCACAGTTCCGGGCAGTGGATGTCCGGCGTCATGACCGCCACGGCGAAGGACTCCTCGCCACAGGCGCTCATCAGCATCGTCACCTACCTGCGCCGGGCGGGGTTGTGTGCCATTGCCTCGGTCGCACCGGTCGATGACGACGCCGAGAGTGCCCAGTCGCATGTGCCGGTGGTGGTCGCGCCTCCCGGCTTTGAGGCGTGGCTCGATGACATGACGGCGGTGGCCGACACCGGCGAAGCGGCATTGAAGGCGGCGTGGACGGCGTCCTCGGCCACGTTCCGGTCGCACCTGACCACGCACCACGAACAGGTCTGGACGGACCTGAAGGCCCGAGCCAAGGGCATGCAGGGGACGAAGTGATCCTGCACCTCATGGACCAACGCACCCCGGAGTGGCACCAGATCCGGGTCGGCAAACTGACGGCGTCTGCGGCCAAGGCTATGCTGGCGACAATTAAGACCGGCTTCTCGGCCCAACGGGCCGATTTGCGGATGCAATTGGCTTGTGAACGTCTCACTGGCCTGTCCTGCGAGGCTCCGTTTACACCGAACGACGCCGTCCAGCGGGGCATCGACAAGGAAGCGGACGCCATCCGGGCCTACGAGGCGCTCACGGGCGCGGTGGTGGGCCGGGTCGGGTTCATGGAGTCCGAGTCCTGCGCGGCGGGTTGTAGCCCTGACGGGGTCGTGGAGGGGTTGCACGGGCAGCGTGGCCTCGTGGAGGTGAAGTGCCCGACCACGAAGGTGCATGTGGGGTATCTCAAGGCGGGCGGTATCCCGCCGACGTATCAGGCGCAGTTGACGCATAGTCTGTGGGTCGCCGGGCCGGAGTACGGGTATATCGACTTTGTGTCGTTCGATGACCGCCTCCCTGTCGGGTTGCAGTTATGGGTCGTGCGGCAGGACCGGGACGAGGCGCTGATGGCCGCGCATCAGACCGCCGTGGAGACGTTTCTCGCGGAAGTACAGGAAGACATTGAGACGCTGTCGGCGTTTCAGACAGAGGCGCTGACGCGCCAAGGAGTGCAGTAAATGGCTGAGAAGATTTTCCTGAAGTGTTCCGCGAAAGAGAAGACGTTTGCGAGTGGGGGCAGCATTCTGAACCTCGGCATCAAAGTGGCCGACTTGCTGGAGTTCGCCCAGCGCCACGCCAACGAGCGGGGATACCTGAACCTGTGCGTTCAGTCTCGGCGTGAGCTTGGTAAGTTTGGGGACACGCACAGCGTCACGTTAGATACCTGGGTGGCGAAGCCCAAGACAGGACCGGCCCATGACCTTCCTGAGATTCCTTTTTAATGCGGTGGTGGGGGCGTGGTCCCGCGTCACCGGGCGCACATCAGCCGTCCCTCGCTGCGCTGGGCACCGTCTCCCGCCACTGGATACGTCAACATGGCCTCGGGGACCGCGTCGAATTCCACGGGGTGACGTGGACATGGCCGATGACGACCAAGCCCCGTATGGACGAGGCACCGGCTTGCAATGACCGTGCGGCCACCGCTGCCACCGGTCCCGACACTGGCCCAGCGCGATCAGTATGAGGAACGCGCTGCGATTTTGGAGTTTGAGGCGGGGATGACCCGCGAGGAGGCCGAACGATGGGCTGCACACTGGTGCTATGGGACACCCCTGACGCAGATTCCCCTGTGGTAACGACGCTGGATGCCGGATTCGCCGCCTTCTGGGCGGCGTATCCCCGGCGCAAGCACAAGAAGGATGCGTGGAAGGCGTGGACGGACCTGCGCCCCACAGCAGCACTCCACGCCGAGATCCTTACGGCCTTGGTCTGGCAAACTGAGGAATGGGCCACCAGACCCGTGATGTATACGCCGCTCCCGGCGTCCTACCTGCGGGGCGAACGCTGGACCGACGAGCCGGATCGTCCCGAGACGCCGGTCCATTCACGCCTCCCCGCCTGGGCGCAGACCGCCATCAAGGCCAAGCGATGACCGAATCGTTTTTCTACGCCCAGATGGCGCGGCTGGTCGGGTTGAAATTTGTGCCCGGTGACCTGACGACGCACTGGGAGGCGCTGCGCGAGATGCCAGACGAGGCGTTGACCGCTGCGGTCACCGTCGCCGGGCGCACCCGCGTGGATTTTCCCACCCCGCATGAGTTGCGGCAGGACGCGGACATGGGGCGCATCCGTGTCCTCATGGAAGAAGAGGACCGGTCGGTGCGACTGGAGAGGCCGTACGTCGTGGAGGTGCCACAGACCACGGCGAGGGTGCGGATTGACCGGGAGTGGGTTTACTACTGCGAACACTGCTCCGATAGTGGATGGCGCTCGTGGTGGTGCGGGGTCGAGACGCACTGTAAGCCGTGGCATCGTGCCGCGCCGTGTGGATTGCACCGCGATCATGACGCCCACGAATGGGTCGAACACTGCCCGTGTTACGACAGTAATCCGGCGCTCGTACGGAAACGGGCGGCGGTGGTGCAATACGCCGTGGCGAAAACGGCGCACGCCAAAACATGGTGAGACGAAGGGAGTGGTATGACCTACCCGGTCCTGTTTAGTCGCACGTCTGACGAGTGGACGACGCCCCGCGATCTGTATGACGCCCTCGATGCCGAGTTCAGCTTCAGCCTCGATGCGGCGGCGACGGCAGATAATGCGTGCTGCCCCGCGTTTGTGACGCAGGCGGAGGATGCGTTACAGGCGCGGTGGCGGCGCGTCCCCCCGCAGCGGATCCGACCGCCCGTGGTCTGGCTGAATCCGCCGTATTCCAAGGTGCGGCTGTTTATGCAGAAGGCCCAGGCGGAAGCGGCGGACGGCTGCACCGTCGTGTGTTTGGTGCCCAGTCGGACGGACACCCGGTGGTTCCATGACCACGTCTGGGACGTCACGACGAACTCGCCACGTCCGCACGTCGAAGTCCGGTTCGTTCGAGGCCGGTTGAAGTTTGGCGACGGGACGGGCAGTGCGCCGTTTCCCTCAATGCTCGTGATCTTCAGGCCGACTCATGCCGGATGAGATCCGGTGTCCCAAGTGCGGCGAGGACCGCCTGATCGAGCGGGTCGTCACCGGCACGACCTGGACCTATCTCTGTAATGTCTGCGCGACGAGTTTTCCACCACCACCCGCAAAGGAGAGTTTGTGAGTTTAATGACGAAGTACGACGTGACCTTGACCGGCGAATCCCCGCTCCTGATGCACGCCGATGACCTGAAATGGCGGTCAGAACTTGACCGCTGGCTGGCGAATCCCGAGAACAAGCGCCTGAGCAAGGCGGGCGATGACCGCACGCCCGCGTGGAAGTGGCTCGGCTACTGCTATCACGACGGGGTGCGCCTCGGGATGCCCGCCGATAACCTGATGACGCTGCTGCGCGAGGGGGGAGCGCGTGTGCCGACCGGCAAGAAAGGCGCGACGTATAAACGCCAGTCCCAGTCGGGCCTGATCGTCGATCAGATGCTGTGGCCGTTGCTCACGGCTGACGGCAAACAGGTGTCCTGGCCCGCGCTCTCGGCCTTGATCGAGGAGAAGGATTATGCCGTGCATGAGACGACCGCCGAGGGGTTGGGCTTTGAGTTGTTTGCCAAGGCCGCGAAGGTCGGCATGTCCAAGCACATCCGTGTGCGCCCCCGGTTCAATGCGTGGAGCGTCAGCGGCAGTA